GATTTTCTTTGCTTACCACCCTCAACTAAATCTTCGATAAATTCAATTTGGTCAGTAATTTTATTTCTAAAATCAATTACGTCATTAATAAATGGGTCAGAAGATTTGTTTGAATATTTTGCAAATTCAAAATCCTCTAAAAGTTTATCAATTTCGTTTAAGATTTTTATTTCTTTTTCTAGTGTCATGTTTTTCTCTCCTTTTGTTTTTTATATATAAATATTAGTAAAAATTGATATAAAGGTCAAATAAATTAAAACCTAGTAAATGCTAAACTTTTAGTAGAACAAAATTAGAACAAATGGCAGATATAGTCAAAGACGCAACCGAATATCGAATCAAACAAATCGAGATAGCTGAAGCCCAATATTATAAATCATTAGTAGAAACATTAGATAGAATAGAACGAGAAGTCGTAGCATCTGCATCAAGACTTCCATTAACAGATGGTAAGTTAGTAGAATTGCAATCAGCTATTGCGATCAGGCCACAAATCAAAGCAATCTTGGAAAGAGAATATTTAGCATGGTCAGATACAGTTGTTAGAGAGGGTTTTAATAAACAAGCTAAAAGAATAGAAAAAGCATTTAAAAGAATTGGTAATATACCACCAGAGTTTCAAGAACTTACAAAAGGCGATCTAGCACTAATCCAAAATCTTAAACAACAATACTTTACACAATTCAAAGATGTATCAAATACATTTACTAGAAGATTATCGGAGAAAGTTTATCAGAATACATTAGTTGGAAGTGAATTTGCAGTATTAGAAAAAGAACTTAGACAAACAATAAATGGCATCTATGCTAGTTCAGATGACCCAGAAATTCAACGACTAATTAATTACATAAACGAAAATAAATTTAAAAAATCAAAACAAGCAGAGGTTGATAGATCAATACAAACATTACAATCTAAATTTGCTAGAGATCGTGCTGGAGAAAATATGAAACGATATGCTGGTCAAATACTTAATGATTCTTTGCGTGATTTTGATGCAACACTAAATTTTAACAAGTCTCAAGATGCTGGTTTAACATTTGTAAAATACTATGGAGATGTAATTCCAACGACTAGAGAGATTTGCAGAAATATAATAAATGGTGTAATAAAACCTAAAAGAAAAGATGGACTTTTCACAATTGATGAAGTCAATAAATTATGGACAAGTAGAAGTTGGTCAGGAAAAAAATCTGGCAATCCTCTTGTTGTTCGTGGTGGTTACAATTGTCGTCATCAATGGTCTTACGTCAATCCTGATTGGTATGACGAGCAAGGCGAACTAATAATATAATAGGAGAAACAATGTCAGAAGAACAAACAAATGTTGCACCAGAAACTGCAACAGAAACAAAACAAGAAACAACTCAAGAAACAAATACAGAAGTAAAAGCAGAAACTAAATCAAATGTTTTTACGCAAGAACAATTAGACAACATAATCAAATCAAGACTTGAAGCAGAACAAAGAAAATACGAAAAGAAACTTCAAGAAGAAGAAAAGCAAAAAGCTGAAATTCTAAAACAAAAACAATTAGAAGAAGCTAAGACTAAGCAAGACTTAGAAAAGATTATGCAAGAAAGATTATCTGAAAAGGAACAAGAACTTTTAAGATACAAAAATCAAATCAAAAAAGAAAAAGTAGATAATTCAATACTTTCTGTTGCATCTAACAATAATGCAGTTAGCCCAAGCCAAGTTGTTGCTTTGCTTAAAGATGAAGTTAAGTACACAGATGATGGACGTATCGAAGTAGTTGATAATAATTCTAATGTACGATATAACGCAAAAGGAGAACTACTTACAATTGAAGATCGAGTAAAAGAGTTCTTAGACAGCAACCCACATTTCCGTAAAGGGTCTTTGTCAGGTTCAGGAAGCCAGAGTGCTGTCGGTGGTAAAACTGTAAAACCCTTTAACATACAGGACTTGGACTTAACAAAACCAGAAGATCGTAAAGCCTATGCAGAATATAGGAAGAAGCGAGATTCAGGGGCTGTTGAGATTAACTTAAACAAATAAACTTAATAGGTAATAAAAATGGCAAACGAAAGTACAAGTTCTACACTCTCGGAATTATATACTGAGATTGTAGCTGAAGCACAATTCGTAGCTTCTGAAAAATCCATCATGAGAAACTTAGTTAAAAACTATGCTATCACAGGTGGTGGTAAAGCAGTTGAAGTTCCTGTTTATGCAAATGTATCAGCATCAGCAGTAGCAGAAGCAACTGATTTATCAAACACAGCAATCAACCCAACTTCAGTAACTATTACTGCATCTGAAGTAGGTGTTATGACTACTTTAACTGACTTAGCAAGAAACTCTGCACCAAGAAATGTTGCTGGAGATATTGGTAAGTTATTTGGAGAAGCACTAGCGAGAAAACAAGATGCTGACTTAACTGCATTATTTGATGGTTTCTCAACTGCATTAGGAGATGGTACAGGTGCAATTTCATCTGCTGTAATCTTCAATGCTCTATCAACTTTAAGAGAAAATGCTCTTAATATTGATGATTGTGCAGTAGTGTTACACCCTAAAATTGCTTACGATCTAAAAGCTAACTTGACAAATACTTTTGCAAACGCAAATGCAAATGACTTAGCAAACGAAGCTCTAAGATCAGGTTTTGTAGGTAGATTAGCTGGTATGCCAATCTTTGAAACTTCAAACATTGCTAATACAGGAAATGCTGGAGACTACAAAGGTGGTGCTATGCACAGAGATGCTCTTGCAATCGCTATGATGGAAGATGTTAAAATCGAAACTCAAAGAGATGCAAGTTTAAGAGCTGACGAAATTGTGGCTACTTCTGTGTACGGGGTCGGAGAAATCCATGATTCATATGGTGTTGAAATGCACTTTGATTCATCTATTCAATAATAGATACTTTGTGAGGGTGGGAAACTGCCCTCACTTTTAAAAAGGAGATGAAATGGTAAAACTAAAATTAGAAAATTCACAGAAAATTAAATTACAAAAAGGCGATAAGATTATTGAAAGACCTTTTGTTGATTATCAATCAAATAAAAACGTATGGGCATTTAGAGGTTTTAAACCTGTTCAAGATGTTGTAAAAGAAGATAAAGTTGTTGAACTAAAACCTAAAAAACGAAAAACAAGGAAGAAAAAAGATGAACCAATGGATTTGGAAACAGAGTAGAAAATGGAGTAAATGGGTTTGGAGAAAATCTATTAATAATCCAATGTATTCTATCCCTGTTATTTTAATTATTGCTTATCTAATTTGGAGTAATTAATGGCTAATTATACAGGTGCAGATGTTATTGTAGCGGCTGATGTAACTAAATATCAACCAGATGCTTTTGGATTTGGTATAGCGGCTGGAGATACAGAAGCAGTAAACTTCTTTGCACAAACTACTAATGATATTCTAAGACAACTAAGAATTGAGTGGTGGCCTGTATACAAGCAAAACGTATTTACAGATATTACAGTTTTAAACACTGCTGAGATGGTTAATACAAAAGTAAACTTAGATCAGTTTGAACGTGCTGGTGTTTATTTATTTTTAGGCAGATTTCTTTTACCAGCATTGACTAAGTTTAGACCAGAGACAGAAAAAGATAGATTCGAAAGAATGGCAGAATATTATATGAGCCAATACAATATCGAATGGAGAATGATATTAGAAGATGGTGTTGAATATGATACTGATGCTGACGGAACTATTGTAACAAACGAGAGAGAACCATTACACGGATTTAGAAGATTGACTAGATAATGGCTGTCGATCTAAAGGTAAAATCTAACTCAAAACAAATATCTAAAAATATTAAAAATTTTCAATCTGTTCTTACAAGAGCAATTGATAAAGGAGTAAAACAAGCTGGATTTCAATTAATAGATATTATCAGAACTAACACCAAAAAAGGTATTGATAAAAATTATGCACCTTTTGCACCTTATACAAGAGGATATATAAAAAGATTAGAAAGAGAAGGTAAACCAACAGCAGTAGATTTATTCTATTCTGGCAGAATGTTAGGTAGTTTAACAAGCAAGAAAACAGGCAAATTCAAAGCTACACTTGGTTTCACTAATGCAGAAATGAGACAGAGAGCATTATTTAATCAGGT